CTAGTCCATGGACACTTTATGGACACTCCCCTGCATCGGATTGAACCTGATCGCGTCCGTTAGGTAGTCAGGGGCGAAGTGCGCATACACCATTGTTTGCTTAATGTCCCTGTGCCCAAGGATCCTCTGTAGGGTGATGATGCTCCCGCCGTTCATCATAAAATGTGTTGCGAATGTGTGCCGCAGAACGTGGACTGCCTGGCCTTTTGGCAAATCTGGCTTCACTCGCTTGATAACTTCCCTGACCGTCGCATAGCTGGACTCGAACACTCGCCCGGTTTTCCTGGTCAGGATTAGATCCGCCAGTTCCTGGGAAATGGGCACCACCCTCTCCACGCCTGTTTTTGTTTCCAGAAACATTGCGCGATTGCCGATCACATGTTCAACGCGCAACCCCTCAGCCTCGCCCCATCGCGCCCCGGTATGCAGGCAGAAAATTGTTATCTTTCTTTCTTCCTCTTCGAGCTCAGAAAGCAGCATTTCAATCTCATCGCCAGAGAGAAACCCCATACCCTTGCTGGGCGCTTTGAGCTTCTTGAGGCCGCTCAGTGGGTTATCGTGATGATACTCATCGACCTCAATGAGCACGCGAAACACGCCGGATAAAATAACCAAATCTCGATTCACTGTTTTAGGTGTGACGCCACCCTGCAACCTGACCGCACGATATTCGACAAGGAAAGCACGGGTGAGCATGTAGGCACGGGGATGCCCCATATCTCGGTCTATTTTCTCAAGTCGCTTTTTGTAGTCCTCGCCATACTTGTGGCTGCTGCCGTGATAGCGCCACCACATCTGGATCAACTCAAGCAGCGTTCTGCGGTCTGGTGGTTTGCCTACCCATTCTTTTGAGTGCATCGTGGTTAGGGCGTAGCGCTCATAACTTTGCGCCTGAGATTTGTAGTTAAACTTTTTACGTATTCTTTTGCCCAAACTCCCTCTTGGTCGCACATCTACCAGATAACGGCCATCTTCTAGTTTTTTAATCGACATAAGCCCATCCTTTCTGGTAGTCATCGTTTTTTAAATTTTGAGCTATCGCCCACAGAAACCAGATTTTTAGCCAGCCCTCTGGCCTGAGCGGGACGATTTTGTTTCGTCTTGCCCATCAGGGGAGAGAGGCGGGGCAATCTGTCCCGCTGCAGGCGCTGTCTTATCAGTCATTAGCCATAGCGTATATTTTTCCAGCTTAGGGTGATGCACCACTTTATCCACCACACCCATTCCAACATCACGCTGGCCGCTCTCATAATTCCTAACAGTGCCCAGTCCAAGCTCAAGTAATTTCGCAAACTCAGCCTGGGTTAGCCCTTCAGCAATTCTTATGTCTCGCAGTTTTTTGGCATGACTCCTTGACGATGTCATCATTTGAGTATTATCCTTTGTTTGTGTCATCAAGTGATGACAATCAGAAACGTACTAGAACGTACTAATACGTTCTAGGGGTGAAAACTGACGAAGGATAACACAGATGAAAGAAGCCTCGGAAAGCACCGCAGCCGACCTCGTCACCCCTGAGCTTTTTGCCAGCAAAATCGGGAAAACCCCTGCAGCAGTCCGCAAGATGGCGCAAGAGGGGAAACTGCCGGTGATTCGTATGCGCGACCCTGCGAGGCCTGACGGAAAACCAGAGGTCTACATCGCACTCTCTGAGTGGAACAACTACACGCGGCACCTGGTGCAAGAGGCCGATGCTGAGTGGCACGGATGGAAAGACAGACTGAGCACCGAAAAGCTGCAATGGAATCCAAACAAAGAAGGGAAAAGTAAAGGAGGGAGTGAGAAATGAGGCAGCTAATTAACACAACGCCAAATCACTGGACATACGGTGATTTCAATATCCGCAAGGTTATTCGTGACAGAGTAACCATCATTGATAAATACGAAGTCAGGGAAGCGGAGAGCGACGGTTACTGCGGCAGTTTCTTTGCGCTTGCCGAGGCAGTGGATCACATCGAAAAGCTGTATCTCAGCAAGGAAGCCCACAACATCAATACCTGGCTGACTCATAAGCCCTTCTATATGGCCGCTAATGCCGTTCTCTCTATGTACCAGTTGCGGCAGGAACTCTGCAGCAAGGAAGCGCCAGCACATTCCCCTGCGGAAATTGAATGGGGATGTGATCAGTTATTTAAGCTCGCTGGCGTTGCTGCTTATACAGGGAGCGATGGCGAAGCCATTGCCATCAGTAATGCAGCGGAGCACTGGAAGAAAACCGGCAGCAAACCGGATGTATTCGTGGAATAAAAAAACACCGGGCTTAACTTCCACAATAGAAAATAAGGATGTGTAAATGGATATTAAAATGATTGATAGCAGCATCATAGCTATCGCTAATGAAATCTTTGGTGAGTGCAAAGTAATTCCACCGTATGTTGCGGCGTGTGAATGCAAAAAGAAAAGGGAATTAAGAGGGAAACTATATCGACTGGCGGAACTTGCGTATGTGGTTGGCTGCTCTGATAGCTGTCAATTCATGTTGGTAAATGAAATTAAAAGCTGGCTTGATAGCGGTAAGGCACCAGACAGTTTAAATCATTGCATTGAAAAGATTTACCCAAAAGAAAATTATGATAATAAATATTATTATCTTGATGGCTCCGAAGTAGTTAACGTTACTGAAGACGACAACGGAAAAGATATACGGGACCAACACGGTAATCTCGGCACGCTTTCCACTGTGCGCACATTCCGTCGCCGCTATTTTAACAAACCTGAGGGCATGTCATTCGTATTGCTTGTTAACCTTGATAATGGGCCATCGGCAAAAGAACGAACTGCCGATGGCTGTCTTTTATTTCGTAAATGAACGCTTGCCACCATCAGCATCATTAAGAGCATCGACAATGTCAGTCAAATAAGTTTCAAGGTCGTTAATTTCAAATGACATGACGGTTTTTCTCGGGCCGGTAATCGCATCACCAAATTTAGTTCCGGCAATATCATGTTCGAGAATAACGAATTTTTTATCATCGTGATTTGCGATTTTGAGCGTTACCAGCTCAACGGGATTTTTGATTGTAGACATCAGAATTCCTTTTTGTGGGTTGATAGTTATGCCGCTCGCATCTGTCTAGGATGGCGGCATAGCGAACTTACCACAAAGACCATGCGCCGGGCATGGTTAAAACCCGGCACACATTCACGGCATCAGTAGCGGTTTAGGTTCTGTTTAGATTCATAAGGAATGAAGAATGAAAGAAGTTTATGCAAGGCAGGTTAATAACTTACTCGAAGAGTTTCATTTCAATATCGAGTTTGAAGGTAATAGCCGCGCACTCTCTTTCACAGTCCTGCAGAACGGGATGCAGCACATCTATGGCGCTGCATTTTGCTCAGGAGACAAGGAATCAACTGAACAAATTAAACCCCTGCTCATGCAGGTTATTGATGGCGAAGTGCCTCAACCATTTAATCTGGAGATTATGTAATGTTATATGCAACACTTGCCTCCATTGCATTCGCAATATTTATTGGTTTGTTGCCGGTTTTGTTTTTTATCAGACGCATGCAATACAACGAATCTTATTGGGATTCCGCAAAAGCGTGTGCATCATCAGCATCATTGTGGGTTCTGCTTTTGTCTATATTTTCTCTTTGCGTATGCATTTCTTATTTTGGTGCGATGCGTTTTTGGGTGTCAATTCTTTAAGGGGCTTTTATGGCTAACGTTAAACGGTACAAAATTGAATGGAATGATATTGCAGAGGCTGTATTTGACATTGACCACGACATCATGACCGACGAAGAGTTACACGAAATAAATAATTTCTTCAGCAACTCAAAATGGCGAATTAAATCCAAAGGCAGCCTGGTTAATGCGGTTCTGTGCATGTTGGGGGCATTGGTAATTCACGAGCAATTTGAGCACGACTATTTTATTGAGGATTTAATAAAACAGTTCGACTGGGACGCAGGGAAGGGGATGGAGGGCTGGCCTCCCATGGATGGCTCTCACGGGATCACAATCGTAGACGTCACGGATATTGAATACAGCTGGTACGAAATGGACGCGATGGAGATCCCGCACCCGGATAACCAGCCGGCTAAGGCCGAACAATGAGGAGGCCGAAGCGATGCCGCCAACTACCCCCCCACACTATCTGGCTGCCGGGCTCCTGCCCGGGTATGGAAACGCGCCAGTATTGAGCTGAGCGCGTTTATGCGAGGGCGTAAAAACTACTCTCGCATAAAACCGAATCATTATCTCGTTATCCGCCTGGGCATTCGCTGGCGGGTTCTGAGTAAAGACAACGGCCTTCACTGGCAGTTAATGACGCACGAGACGTATAGCAAGGAGTCAAAAATATGACCGGAAACCCATTAAAACCGATGGATCAGCAGGTTCACGCTGAGGCGGTTCGGCGTCTGGTTCAGGATTTTGGCTTTAAGGAGCGCGACAAGTACCTGCAGCAGGGCTTATGCCCTGCATGCAATAAAAAAGAGATGTACACCAGTATCGAGCACCCGTATCTCCTGAAGTGTGGCCGCGAGAATAAATGCGGCCAGGAGATTACGATCCGCAGCCTTTATCCCGATCTCTTTGAGAACTGGTCGCGCCGGTTTAAGTCCACGCCTGAGAACCCTCACGCTGCAGCAGATGCCTATTTAAGAGATGGGCGCGGTCTTGATATTAGCCGTTTTAAGGGCTGCTATAAGCAAGCCAGCTTTGTTGATTCGGAAACCGGCATGGGCAGCGCAACGGTAAGATTTACGCTGACCAACGGAAAGCACTGGGAGAGGATCATTGATGAGCCTGAGCGCTTCGGCCAGAAGGCAAATTTCATCGGACCGTACGCTGGCTACTGGTGGGAGCCGCCAGCCGCTGACCTTGTTAACGCCAATAATATTTTTATCACTGAGGGCATTTTTGACGCCTTGAGCTGGGTACAGTCCGGCAATTGTGCCGTCGCGACCCTTAGCTGTAAAAATTACCCATCCATGCTGCTTGATAAGCTGGCCAAAGCCATACCGGATATAAGCAAAAGGCCCCGGCTTATTTGGGCGTTCGATGATGATCACGCTGGCCGTAGCCACATTATCAAATTTGCTCGCAGAGCAGCCGAAGAGGGCTGGAAAGTCAGTGCTGCGCTGCCGTCAGAAAATGGTGGCATTCGTGACTGGAATGACCTTCTGCAGATGGGCAGACTTACACCCGATCTCATCATTAAGTATCGCTATTACGGCAAGCTGTTACTCGCCGAATCCCCTAGCGAAAAAGCACTCTTGATGTACCAGCAAACGGAGGCTCACGCTTTTCCGTTTGAGTTCGACAGCCGCACATACTGGTTTAAGCTCGACTTCAATAAATACATGGCTGCGTTTCAGCGCATCCGTGATTATGACCAGGAAACCTTCAGCGACGACGATGCAAAAAAACGCGCCCTCAAGGAGACTGGCGCCATCGAGCAGATCGCCAACTGCACACTGCGCCCTCTGTATTTCCAGCGTTCAATCCCAACGGACGAATCCTGGTATTACATCAAGATAAACCTGCCTCATTCCCCATCAGTCAAAGGCACCTTTACGTCAACGCATGTCGCCTCGGCATCAAGCATAAAAGACCGCCTCTTGCACCTGGCCAAGGGCGCGTCATTTTCTGGTGACACCAAGCAGCTGGACCGCCTTATGCGCTCTCTGGAAACCATCAAAGAGGTGGAGACCCAGAGCTTCATTGGCTACAACCGGGATTTCTCTGCCTGGGTGATGAATAGCGTTGCAGTGAGCAAGGGAAAGGTGTTCAAGCTCAATGACGAGGATTACTTTGAGATCCACCGACGCAACGTTAAGAGCCTGAGCCTGTCACCGCAACTCTCAATCAATACCGACCTGTCAGAGTTTCAGCTCGACTGGCTGGACGATATCTGGACGGCATTTGGCGTTAAAGGGTATGCCGCGCTGGCGTTCTGGTTCGGCTCGCTGTTCGCAGAGCAGATCCGCGATATGCATAAATCCTTCCCGTTCCTGGAGATATCCGGGGAACCCAATACCGGCAAAAGTACGCTCATTGAATTTCTGTGGAAGCTCTGTGGCCGTGAGAATTATGAGGGCTTCGATCCCAGCAAATCATCACCGGCAGCAAGGGGGCGTAACTTTGCTCAGGTCAGCAATCTGCCAGTAATCCTCATGGAAGGGGATCGCAACGGTACCGACAAGCCATCAAAACTGAGAGCTTTTGATTTCGACGAGCTCAAGTCTCTTTATAACGGACGCGCATCACGCGCTCTGGGCATCAAGAACTCCGGCAATGAAACGCACGAACCACCATTCCGGGGCTCCATTGTTATCGCGCAAAACGCAGAGGTTGACGGTTCTGAGGCGCTTCTTTCGCGCATCATCCATATGTTTACCGATACATCCACGCACACCAATATCACGCAACGCGCCGCAGAGAGACTGGAACAAACCCCCATCAGCAGCGTGTCTGGTTTCCTACTTATCTCAGCGCAAAAAGAGACGGAGGTACTGCAGGAGTATGACCAGCACTACCACGCGGCAATGGAAGAGATGGCCAGCCGCGACGACATCAGACATCGCCGCGTAATTAAAACCCACTCGCAACTTATCGGGATGCTTCACGCCCTGGCGCTTGTCGTTCCTGTCCATGTTGACCGCCTGACCGCAACCCGGAATTACATCCTCTCAATTGCGGCAGAACGCCAGAGCACACTCAACCTCGATCACCCCCTCGTTCAGGAGTTCTGGGACCTGTTTGATTATCTGAACGCACAGGAGCCTTTTGGCATAGACCACTCAGAAGAGAAGGGCGAGGTAGCCATCAACTTTAACCACTTCGAAGAGATGGCCAGCTATTACCGGCAGCGAATGCCTTTCTCGTTATCTGAAATAAAAAAATTACTGAAAGGGGGCAGAACGCGAGAGTTCGTCAAATCAGGCTCAGTGCGCAGCATCGTGAGCAAAAGACATAACGCCGGTAAAGCCACTGCACAGTGCAAACCAGAAACTTATCACTGCTGGATTTTTAAACACAAAACTAAAGGCGAAGAGGACAAATAATGACTGAAACTATTGAAGGAGTAATCCCAACAAAAGCCATCAAGCGCATCCTTAGTGAAGCCATTTATCTGGCTGAGGGGGAGGCTACTGAGGCATTGCAGATTCTGATGGTTTCCGTTGCCCATCTGCTTGGGGGGCTTAATGCCGATACAGCACAAATTGAGATGGACGGCTTCCTGATGAAAATTACCACTGAGCGAGTTGGTGATGAGCCACAATCAGAGAGCGATATTAGTGAGCTGCCATGCATTAACTGGAATGAAATGAGCAGGCGAGGCCTGGTGTTTCGCATCAATCATGAAATCCTCCATCCGCTGGGCCTGGCTGTAAGCTACAACCCGAGCACTGGCACCTCAGAGTGCGCTTATGTATCCCCGGATGGCGGTTTCGAGTATTCAGATGAACTGAAAGAAGAGGCCCGAGCTAACGGGTGGATCAAGTAAATAGCAAAGCAGGGCGTAATAAAGCGCCCTTTTTCATTGGAGGAAAATTTGTCTAAACCAATTATTCCGTGGGTGGGTGGCAAAAGTCGTCTGGCCAAAATTATTCTGCCAGCGTTCCCGCCGCACACCTGTTACGTTGAGCCGTTCTGCGGTGGCGCAGCTTTATTTTTCCGCAAAGAGCCAGCAAAGGTTGAGGTGCTCAACGACATCAATGGCGACCTGGTAAACCTTTACAGGGTGGTGAAACATCATCTTGAGGAGTTTGTCCGGCAGTTCAAATGGGCGTTAACCAGCCGCCAGATTTTCGAATGGAACCAGGCAACCGATCCCGAAACGCTTACCGATATCCAGCGCGCAGCGCGTTTCTATTATCTGCAGCGTCTTGAGTATGGCGCAAAGGTTGGCGGCAATACGTTCGGTACGTCTGCCACGAAGTTTCATGGGCTCAACCTGCTCAGGCTGGAAGAAACCCTTTCAGAAGCGCACCTCCGCCTTTCAGCTGCGGTGATTGAGCATCTGGCATGGGACGTATGCATGAAGCGCTACGACCGGGCAGGAACGCTCTTTTACCTCGATCCACCTTATTACAACACGACCGGCTATGGCGTGCCCTTCGGGCTAGAGGAGTATACCAGGATGGCAGAGATGGCAACGCGCACCCAGGGGAAGGTCATCATTTCGCTGGGGGATTCAGATCTCATGCGGAAGGTGTTTGGTAGGCTTCATATTAAAACGCTGAGCACCGGCTACAGCCTCGGGAGCAATACTCAAAAGTCATCAGAATTGTTGGTGAGTAACTTTAGAATTGAGTAGCAAAAAGCCCCGCATCAGCGGGGCTCTGTTTATCCGGCCTGTAAAAAGTCGATGGCCATCTGCCTCTCTTCGGGGCTCAGGCGCGACAGTAGCTCTTTCATCACGCCGTTCTTTTCCAGCCCGCTTGGGGTAACGTCATGGTGATGGTTCAGCACCCACACCGACGTTCTGCTGCATTCAACGTTGGTGCAGGTGTAATAGCAGTCCGCGTAAACGCCGGTTTTTTGCCAGTTTGTTTTGCGGTTGATCATGCGAGCGCCGCACACATCGCAGATAACTTTTATCGTTGCCAATTTCCAGCCCTCACACTCACACATCTGGCTGGATTTTAGCACTTTCCGCCGCCTTTTTCTCATAAAGCACCCGACTCTCCGGGCTCAATCACCACCTCATTACGTGGTTTTTCCGTCCGGGGGAGCGTGGCTGCGTCCAGGCCTGCAAAACGAAGGTGCAGACGTTCGGGCAGTTCTGGGTCCTGGTTGACCGCGCTGGCAAACATACGCTGGATGGGGACAACCTCATCCTTACGGTAGGTCTCCCGCGCCGTCTCTGGATTGGGGAAGCCTGCCGAGTTCTCAGGGATAACGCCGCCGAGCCCAGGCGGGAAGCGGTGCGCGGTCAGCACATCCTGCGCACTGATGTTTTTAACGTTGGCAAACTCATCCTTTACGCCGGCATCGCCGATAGGGATAAACTGCACACCCTTCTCGTTACCGTCAGCGATGTTGATGTACATCATTTTGAAGTTACCAACGCCCTTTGTTTCCTCAATTTTTTTGGCGATATCCTCTTCCATCTCATCCGTGAGATTCGGATCGGTGGTGTAGACGATGCCGCCTGTATGCGCGCCGTTATGGAAGTAACGACGACGAAACACCGTGGCTTCCATGTTCAGCAGGGCGCTGTGAATCCCGCCGATGTAATCCGGCAGGCCATACACCTGCTGCTGCGGGTCGTAGTTCTTGAGAAAAATGACATCCCGGGCAGGGTAGACAAGGGATGGTCCTTTCTGCAGCACGGCAAAATTACCATCCTTACGCCGGCGCAGATACAGCATCGGCAGCGGGACAAGATCCACAACATCCCCCCAGCCGTTCCTCACCTTCAGCAGCGCGACGTCGCCGAACGTCACCCAGTCATAAGCAGCCTGCCCCATCTCGATGAGGCTCAGGCCGCCCCCCATGTAATCGGCTGTAATCATGTTGCGGCGGGCATAGAGAATGCTGCCATGCGCGGCGCACATGTTCGCCAGCTGCGCGAGGGCGAGGCGGTCGATAGGCTGCCGCCAGTGATTCACCGCATCGTCGTACCAGATTTCGTGGTATTGCGTACCCTGGGTAAGCACCGGCATGGGCACATCGGTTGTGACGATGCTGAATGAATGCCCGCGGCCCCGCACCGCAGCTGCCTGACCAGTTCTTTTGTTGTAGCGCTTTTTCTTGCCCATCTGATTTGCCTGTAAGTCGTCGCGCCCAGCCCGATTTGCGTTTGCGCGTGTTGTTGATTGGCTCGCAGATTGCTGCATGAGCAATCGCAAAGAATTTATCTGCATGCCCTGTTTCGGCGCTGCGGTCGGCAACGAACGTCATGGAGCCGCCTTTACTGGTGGTGGTGTGGCGTATGGCCATAAAGCTGGCAGCAATGCCCCGGTCTTCCCGATCCCAGAGAATTCGCTTCTGCTCCACCAGGTCAATCATTTTGGATACCAGCTGGTTTTTGCTGTTCACGCTGTAGGTGATTGGCGTTACCACGCGCCGCGCAAACTCCTGAACCAGTTCGCACACCGAGTTGCCGATCCCGGTGTTATCGATGCCGAGGTGCGTGATCCGGTACCGCGCAAAAAACTCTTTGATGCGTTCGACCTGCCATCGGAAATTGAAGCCGTGCCAGGTCTCGACGCGCAGCACACGAAACACGCCCTCAGGCGTTTCTGGCGGAGCCATGATGACAAAGCAGGCCGTGTCACCACTTCGGGCCGGGTCATAGCCTGCCCATACCTCCCGGTTGCCGAACGGTCGCGCCGCATCTGGATCGTGATCCTGCCATTCATCCACGGTCGCGAAGCATCGCTCCAGCTGGGCGAAGTTGAACACCGCATCGCCGGAGTCGACAAATACGCACATGTACAGCTGGTTGTAAGCATCCCGGCTGTTCTCTTCCCGTATCTCTTCGAGGTTGATAAAGACGCGCGTGGGGTCGCCGGTGGCTTTGGCCATCATCTCCATATCCCGCACGGCATCATCAATGGTGGTGATGAGCCGCCAGTGATTATCCGGGCACATAACCCCGCGCTGCATTTCCTCAAATTTAGGGAACTCAATGTTCTCGCGCTTGATGCTGCCTTTTTTCCACTCCTCCCCCGTCCAGAACGGATAGGCCTGGTGCGTTTTCGCGCTTGGCGTTGAGATATAGGTGCGGCGCAGATAGGTGTGCGTGGCGATTGCGCCGGCCACTTTTTTGAGTTCGCGGAAATTGCGCTGCCAGAAAATTTCGTCGATGTAGACGTTTGCACAGAAGCCCTGCGCGGTGTTGGAGTTGGTGGAGAGAAAGTGCAGCTCTGCGCCGTTGCTCAACACAATCGGATCGCCGGTGAGCTCGATGCCGAGCAGCTGGTGCGCAAATTTCACAATGTAGCGCCTGAAAATAAGCGACTGAGGGCGCGAGGCCGACAGGAATGCCTGGTTGTTACCGGTGAGGATCGCATCCTCAAGCGCCTCAAATGCCGCGTACCATGTTGCACCTATCTGACGCGACTTGAGCCAGATACGGTTGCGGTGGCACTTTGCCTCGCGCAGCGTCATCTGGTAGGCAAACAGCCCCTCAACGAACTCAGCGAAGTCCTCATCAGTTATGCCATCCACATCATTACGACGCTTGCGTCCTCGCTTGCGACCGCCACCGCGTTCCTGCGCACCACCTTCTGCAGGTGCAGCCGCAGACGTCGCGCGAGCGGCAGAACTCTCAGCGCCCGCCCCATTTAGCTCAAGCGCCCGCATTTTTTCGGCGTGCTTATGACGGCTGGTGACAAGCCGGACGTGCATATCAATATATTTATCCAGCTCACGCAGCTCGGCCTCGGTCTTGTTGGGTCTGTCCACCAGGGCGGCTGCGCGACGGGTTATTATTGATTCAAGGTCTTCCTCGCTGAGAAATTTTTTCCATTCATATTTTTCAATCCATGAATAGACGACGCGCACAGAATTAAGATTTAATTCTTTCGCTATCTCTTTTGGCGTCCAGCGCTTCAGGAAAAGTTTTCCTGCAGCCTCGCGCACTTCATCGGGATATTTTGATTTTGTGTTTCTTTCCATTCATTCATTATCGCTGTTCCACTCTCGCGTAATTACGCGTTTTCTTCTTTTTTGTTCGTGTTTTCTATTTATTGCGAAGAAGGCGGAATTTGCATGGGTGAAATGATGGCGCGGTGTCGTAATACTTAATGAAAGTTTTCTGAATGGATAAGTTTTAATGCCGCGCTCTCATTTAATGACCGACTGGATTTGTATTGCCACTGAAGGTGAAACAGTTGATAAACGCGTGATCGAAGCACAGTGGCTGCTCGATATGGCAGAGAGCTACGATACCAGCATATATACAGCCATGCTCTGGCCTGAGCATGAGCGATGGTTCGGTAATGTTGGCGAAGTCCTTGAGCTAAAGTGCGAGCAAATTGACGGCTTAACTAAATTGTACGGAAAGATTTGCCCTCAAATGGATCTGCTTTATGCCAATCAGCGTGGCCAGTTGCTTTTCTGCTCAATAGAGCCAACTCAGGATTTAAACTTTCGGGGCACGGGCAAGCCATACCTTGAAGGGTTGGGGGTTACCGACAGCCCGGCAAGCATTGGCACAGACCGTATGCGCTTTAAAGCCGAAAGCAAAGGGCGGATTTTTGGTGGGCTTGAGCCACTGGCATTCAGTCACGTCACAGAATTAAGCGAGGAAGAAATGAGTAACGGTAAATTAAGCGACAAAAAACGCCAGTTCCGCAATCTGTTTAATATTCAGGATAAAAAGCCTGATGTTGAAAATGGCACGGAAAAGGAAAACAAGCCTGACGCCAAACCAAAAAAAGGTTTATTTAGTAAAGGGAAATACTCAGATGAACAAATGGATTCTCTTGTTGAAGTTGTTGAAGAACTGCTTGAAGGCAACGAAGAACAAGCGGAAGTAATTGAAGAAATCAAAGAGCAGCTTGTTGAAATTAAAGAAGCGCTCGAAGAAGTTAAGGAAGGGGTTGACGGTGAGCAATACAGCAAAATCAAAAAACGGCTTGATGATGCCGACGCAAAATTTGCAAAGCTCGACAACATCGCAACCAGACTGCCAGACAATAACCCCGGCGATAAAGACGCCACGAAATACGCATTCTGACATCAGATTAACCGACCAGCGAAATAAAGGGCTGACGCCTGTTTGTGGTCGCCGCCTGGATAAATAGCGAGAACATTATGAGCTTTAACCAAAACCGTCTTAATCAGCTTATTCAGGCGTACGCGCGCCGTATCGGTGGCGCATCAGGCATGGATGAGCAGAGCCTCCCATACCATTCGCGGGGTATCGGGCAATTCTCTATCAGCCCGCCGCAGGAAACCGCGCTGCGCCTGGCGCTGATGGAGCACAACTGGTTTTTACCGCTTTTGACTAATAAGGAAGTGGCCCAGATCCGCGGGCAGGTTGTCGATGTGGGTAATCCAGGTCTGTTCACCGGTCGCGCCGATGGCGTTCGCTTCTCCAAAAATATCGGCGTTAGCGGCAACACCTATGACCTTGTCGCGATGGACTCCTGCGCCCGCATGCCGTGGGAGATGCTGGCAGACTGGATTCACTCGGGCACGACGGAAGATGAGTTTGTTAACACCGTGGCAGAGTTCATCCTGCGCAGCTTCTCTAACGATATTTTGCGTGTTGGCTTTAACGGCACGCATGCCGCGAAAGTCACCGACGCTAATGCAAACCCGAACGGCGAAGATATCGCGCCGGGCTGGCATCAGATCGCCAAAAACTTCGACGAGCTTCATGAAGATGACAGCACGCCAGAAGAGGATCGCATCCCTGGCTTCACGCCGCGCGTTCTCAACCCTGGCGAAGGTTCGATCATCCTTGGCCCGAATGGTGATATTAAAACGCTGGATGCTCTCGCATCCTGGGTAATCAGTACCACCATCCCAGCACAGTTCCAGAACGAGCCTGATGTGGTTCTGCTGGTCGGTCATGAACTGGTGGCCGCCGAGCAGTTCCGTCTGTTCCAGGAAGCCGGCAAGCCGACCGAGAACATTGCCGCACAAATGCTGGCCAATACTGTTGCTGGTCGCCGCGTCTACGTTGCGCCGTTCCTGCCTGGCAAGCGCATCGCCGCAACCACGCTTAAAAACCTGCAGACTCTGACGCAGCGCGGTACTCAGCAACGTCGCGCCGAGCACGTCCAGGACCGCATGGGCTATGAGAACGCCTGGTGGCGCATGAGTGGCTACGCGCTTGGCCATCCGATGATGTACGGCGCAATCGACGATAACGTGATCGTTATCGAAGAAGAGGAAGCCATTAAGGAGTTTGGCAACAACGCTGGTAGCGGTGGCGAGCAGGAACTGGATCGGACGCAGGTGTAAATCATGGCATTCAACCCGATTAGCTTCAGTCGCCAGATGCGCGACAAAGCCAAACGCAAGCCGGCGCAGCAGGCGCTGGCGGTAAACGACAGCGAAAGTCTGCACCTGCAGCTGCTTGCCCTCGATCGCGACCTTGCACGTTTATCGGCGTTGCCGCGAATCCAGGACCGCATCGAGCTGAAGCGCACCGAGCTGCTGCCGAAATGGCTGCCTTACGTTGAGCGCTATCTGGCGGCGGGCAAGGTCTACGAATACACGGTATTTGGCTGGACCATCATTTGGCTCTTTGATGTGGGTGAAATCGAAAAGGCGCTGGACTGGGCTGATATTGCCATCAGTCAGGAGCAGCCCACGCCTGAGCGGCTGAAATCTCGTTTCCCGGCGTTCGTGGCGGATCAGGTGCTTGAGTGGGCTGAAGCGCAATCTCAGGCGGGGCACAGTATCGAACCGTATTTCAGTCGCGTGTTTAAGCATGTACGCGAGGACTGGCGACTGCACGAGAAGCACACGGCGAAGTGGTACAAGTTCGCCGGCGAGTTTCTGCTTCGTGACAACACCGGCAAGCCAGCGCCGTCGACCATCTTTGATGTTGACGCCCTGCACCGTTCCCGCGAGCTGCTGCTTATCGCAGATGGGTTATGGCCAAAGATTGGCGTGCGGTCACGTATCACGCGCATTGATGCTCGTTTACGCCAGCTTGAGAAGGAAGGCGCGACGAGCGAAGAGAACCTTGCGGGCTGAGCATCAGCCTGCTTTACCGACACCCGGCCAGCCGGGGCGGGCGCGGGCGGAGGCCGGAGCGCATGCGCTTAACGGGCCGTGGAAACCCGGGCAGCCCGCACCTATTGAGAGCGAGTGATGTTAAGACCAGGCAACAACGGCTATCAGCAGGCGACACTCGAAAACGATGGATTCTGGCCCGACCTTGAGCTGGAAGCATTCCAGCGAGAGCGGAATATTCCGCCGGATATTAACCATCACACCGTATCAGAGGCGTTGCTGACAGCCGTGGCGGAAATCAACGAATCCCTGCAGGCATTTGCCGGAGCAAAGCAAAAGGCGGGATATGCGACTGCCGGTGATGTTCCCGGGCCGCGCATGAAGGGTGAGAACGCCCTGGTCGCTCGCTACAAAAAAGCAGTATTCGCCCGGGCAAAGGCTGACCTGATGGGGGAGTTTGCTGCCATCAGCCGGCGTGAAGACAACACCAATCAGGATGCGCCGCAGACAAAGGCCTCTTTACTGGCGGAGGCGGCGGTGGCCCTTCGCGGTATCAAGGGGCTGGGGCGCGTGGGAGTGCATCTGATATGACGCAGCTCGACTCGCTCTATAACTATTTCATCGGCTGCCTGCCTGAGCGCCTGATGAAAACGACCGGTGCAGATGCCTGGATGGATAACATCCAGCTGGTGCGCACCAGCAAAGCTCTTGGACTGGGGCAGCAGCTTATCGGCGAGCGCCGGTACGACGGCGTGCTGGGTTGGGATCGCTGGCCATACCGGGACTACAGCCCCGATCTCATCTTTGCACTGGTCAATGCCTGGCTGGATGAGTTCGGTAACGAACGCCGGCATCAGCTGGGGCTCGGCGACCCGGAGCCATATGTGGAAATCGTCGATAACCAGACGGCCATCATCACAATCAGCGTGCCACTGGTGGATCAGATCCCGATGGTGCCCGATGAAAAAGGCCTGATTCGCTATTTCGGCAAGCGCTACAGCCTCAAAGAGCCTGTTATCCATACCGCGCAGGAAGCGTGGATTTACGGAATGGGTGCGCCGGCTACAGTGACCGGTGACGAAGATGAGGGCTGAGCTGACGCTGAACCCGCGGCAGTTTGCGGAGATGCGCAAAGAGCTGGCAAAGCTCGACCTGCCGCCGCAGAAGCGCAAGCGGCTGCTCTGGCGCATCCTCAAGCTCGGTGTGATGGTTGCAGCAAAGCGTCATCAGCGCAGGCAGGAAGATGCCACGGGTAAGAAGTGGCCGGGGCGGCGTGACGGGCGGCGCGACAAGATGATGCGTCACCTGCCGGGGATGATGGCCATCCGCGAGTTGCCGGCAAGTGAGTCGGCAAAGATTTACATGCGGGGCGCAAAAAAAGTTTCCCCGGGGCTGGTTGGCCAGATGCAGCAAGCCGGCATGAAAACACAGGTTACTGCCGACAAGGCAAAAAGGGCAAAAGGTTCCCGGGGCGAGGAAAAGGCCACGCTCAGGCAGGCAAAAAAACTGCATGAGCTGGGGTATATGACGCACCCCGTAAGCGCCCCGGGCGTCGCATCCGTGAGTGACATTATGCGCACTCTGACCCGGGATAAAGCGGGCGCGATCATCCGGGCAATGGAGGGGCGACCAGCGAAAGCGTCATGGACTATCGACCTGCCGGCGCGTGAGTGGCTGGCGGTCAGTGATGAAGAGTTCGACAAAATTTTAGTGCGCCAGATGCGCGGTATCCAGTTCGGGGCCGGCGTCCGGGCACGGGACATCAAGGGGAAAGTGAAATGACCTGGCCTAGTGTCGATATTAACCAGCTAAACCAGCGTGCCGGCACAGCGGCGGAGGTGGAGCGCACCATGCTTTTTGTGGGCCCGGCATCGGAGTCTCTCGGGGATAAAAACCCGCTTGCGGTGCTTAATGCGCAATCGGATGTTGACGACGTTCTGGCTGGGGCCGGGAGCGTGTTGCTTGAGCAGGTGCGCGCGGCACAGCTTAACGGTGGCCAGAAATGGATGGCCTACGCCTTGATGCTTGAGGCGGGCGAAGTGCCTGACGAGAACGAAACGGGCGGTAACGAATCTGAGGGGGAAGGTGCTGAGGAGAGCGCAGCTCACCTCGATACGTCTGCCTGGTTTGATGCCATCGAGCTGGTGCTGGCCAGCGTCAGCGTTGAGGGTGTGCTGGTTTGCACTGAGATTGATGACGTCTCAGAGGGGCGTACGCTGATCAATAAGCTGCACGCGCTGCGTACAACTATCACCAACAAGCTCGGGCGCTGGATCTGGTTTATCGCCACCATCGCAGGCCCGAACGCGCTGGCCACGCCGGTGAGCTGGGCTGATTACCTGACATTCGTGACCAGCCTGCAAAAAGATATTGCGGCCAACAGCATCCAGCTGGTGCCGTCGCTCTGGCTGAACGAGGCAGGAGTGCTGGCGGGCCGCCTGTGTAACAGCGCAGTGACCGTCGCGGATTCCCCGTGCCGGGTTGAAACCGGCGAGCTGCTGGGGCTTGGCGTTGTCAGCAGTGATTTGCCGGTTGATGCCGATGGCGTTGAGCTTTCCCTGGCCTATCTGCAGGCGTTCAACGCGCAGCGCCTGAGCGTGCCCATGTGGTATTCGGACTATGAGGGCATGTACTGGTCTGACGGCCTGATGCTTGAGGTTAAAGGCGGTGATTACTCTGTTATCGAGCATGTTCGCGTCGTCGATAAGGTTTCTCGCCGGGTGCGCATTCAGGCCATCGGCAAGATTGGCAACCGCAGCCTCAACAGTACGCCGCTGAGCATCGAAACGCATCAGACCTATTTTGGCAAAGTGCTGCGTGAGATGTCTCGATCCACGCAGATTAACGGCGTCGAGTTCCCGGGTGAGGTGCAGCCGCCGAAAGAGGGTGATGTGACGATTACCTGGCTCACGGATACCCGCGTTTCAATCGGCATTGTGGTGCGGCCTTATGCCTCACCGAAAGAGATCACCGTTAACATCGCGCTCGATACCGAGCTGGAGGCATAAATGACAGCACGACTTGGTGGAATGGACTTCGACATCATGATCGGCACGACCCAGGTGCATGTTGAGTCTATTACGCTCGACATTACTGACAATACGGCGGTGGCACAGACGCGCGGTGTGCCGAACGGGTATGTGAACGGGGATGTGTCGGCTGAGGGTGAGATGGAGCTCGATGAGCAGAATTTTAAAAAGCTCAATGCAGCGGCACGCGCTGCCGGCAGCTGGCGCGACCTTGGCGTGTTCGACATCCTTTTTTACGGTCAGGTGGTGGGTGAAACCTCAAAAATTGAGGCGTTCGGCTGCAAGCTGACCATCAGCTCACTTTTCGGCGCAGACCCCAAGGGGGGCGAGAAGTCGACCAAGACCGTGCCGTATAAAGTGACGGCTCCTGAGTTTATCAGCATTGACGGTGTTTCTTACCTCAGCAGCAGCGACCTGCGCGGCATTGTGGGGTGATTTGTGGGCGACACCATGCTGTTCGCGCTGATTATCGCCATAGGTGTGGCCGGTGAGCTTTACCGGCTACTCAATAGCGATGAAAGGCTTACTGCTCGCACGCTTATTGCCCGATGTCTGCTGGGTGTACTGGCATCGCTGGCGGTGCTGGCGGCAAGGGCATACAAGCCCGATCTGGAAGATGCGACGCTTGTGGGGCTTGCTGCGCTGATTGCCGTGCTGGGGTACTCCTTTCTGGAGGGGCCCATTAAGGCAGCGGTGCGGGGCATATTTAAACGATTTACTGGTGAGGTAAAGAGCGATGACGCTGAGTGAAAAGCAGCAAAAATTCACAGTGATGATCGGCAAATTAATCAACTGGGCTGATGAGAACGGCTATGGCCTGACGGTCGGTGATGCGTTTCGCTCCCCGGAGCAGGCGCGGCTAAATGCGAAAAGCGGCAAAGGTATTGCCAACAGTCTGCACACGCAGCGCCTGGCGATGGATTTTAACCTGTTTATCGATAACCAGTATCAGACCGACAGCGCAGCATATAAGCCACTGGGTGAGTTCTGGGAGTCTATTGGCGGGACGTGGGGCGGGCGCTTTAGCAAGCCTGACGGCAACCACTTCAGCCTTGAGCATAACGGGGTGAAATGATGGCTAAGGGATGGATCGCAAACCTCCTGCCGGCGCTGGTCATTGGCCTGATGATTGGGGCGGCGGCTTCATGGCAGGTCGAGAACTCGCTTGAGCGTCGCCTTGATGGGGCGATTTTAAGCTCAGGCCCGGAGCGTGAGCGTCTGGTTGACGATATCGCCGACGCGACAGCGGCAAAACTCTGCGTGCAGCTGCGTGACGGCTGCGCGAAGCAACAAAAATCAGTAACGAATATGGAAAAGGAATAAGCGCAATGGCAGCAATTGAACATGACAAAGTCATCATCCTTACCATCGCTGGCGAAGATGTTTTATTTCAGCCAAACATGGTGGCCTACAACCAGTTGCAGAATGAAGCTGCGACCGGCAAGAACGTCGCTGGCGCATTAAGAGACTATCTGCTGAAAGTGGTCCAGCCGGAAAGCAAGCCGATCCTGCAGGCGCTGCTGATGCGTCCGGGGTTGACGGTACAGATTGCCGGGAAGCTGAACGAGGAATATGCGCCAGAAGTTGAAATCACCGTAAAGCGATAAACCGACTTGTTGAATACATCCGGGGCAGTGAGTTCGAGCAACTGGCGACGCTGAGGCGGCACTTTTTGCCGCACCCCTCGGATGCCGACGAGTCGCCAAACGGCGCACTGAGCCTGGCAAGGGCTCAGTGGCTGTCTGAATACTTCTACAAGCGGAGCGCTAATGCCGTCACCACAGGGATTGCGCAGGCGTTCCCGTAAAAGAGATGGCCATGAAAGAGCTGCAGTTTCTTCTCAGTCTAAAAAACAATCTATCGAAGCCCCTCGGGCAGGCAAAGCAATCCCTCGCGTCATTCACCAAGCAATCCCAGAAATCCCTCAAGGCCACCGGCATCGGTGCGGCTGGCCTGTTTGGTGCAGGTATGGCGCTGAAAGGCATTATCGGTCCGGCAAACGAGCTGCAGAACGCGCTTGATGAGCTTGGGACGCGCAACGTTGCTGCCGATACGCTGAATGACATCAGCAAGGCGGCGGCGAAGTTCAGCACGGATTACGGCACATCGGCGGTGGATTTTGTCAACTCCACAATCGGCATCAAATCCGCGCTGCGCGACCTGACGGATAAAGACCTTCCCCGGGCGGCGGTTGCCGCAAATACCCTGGCGTACATCACCAAAACCAGCGGCGCAGATGCGGCGGGGTATATCGCTGACCTTTCGAACCGGTTTATCGCTGAGTCAACGCGCATGGGGCAGGCGAATTTTGCAGAGAATATCGCCTCCCGTACCGCCTGGCTGGTCAAAAACACCGGGCAGGACATGGCGAAAGTGCAGGCTCTGATTCAGGGCTCAAAGGGGACGGGCAGCAGCTACGGCATTGGCATGGATGAGCAGCTGGCGGTGCTCTCAAGCCTTGGCGGCTCGATAGGCAGCGCAGCCGGTGGGGCGTATGACGCGTTCCTGAAAAACGCCAGGAAGGGGGCGAAAGAGCTTGGGCTGAGTTTTACCGATGCGCAGGGGCAGCTCCTGGCGTTCCCGGACATCCTCGACAAGCTGCAGGCGAAATACGGTGATTCCGTCGCCGGCAACGTTGCGCTGCAGGAGAAACTCAACAAGGCATTCGGGAAGGGGGCGGTCGCGCTGACGAAATCGTGGGGCTCATCGGCGAAGCTGCGCAAAGACATCATCGCGCTCAGCGGAAGTAATGGGCTGGCAACGGCGGCGCAGCTTGCGGCTGATACGGCAGACAGCTGGGAGCGGCTGGCGCAGCTCGGTACCCGGGTGCGAATTGCCATCGGTAAGCCGTTGCTCAAGGCCATTCAGCCTGGCGTCGACAGTATTCTCAATGGCGGTATTCAGTTTGCGAAATGGCTGGAGATGTTCCCGAATATCTCCAGGCAAATTGGTTATCTGACCATCTCGATCATCGCGTTAACGGCAGCGAACGCGGCGGGCACATTAATAGCCGGCGTGGCTGGCATGGTGTGGGGAACGCTAAAGGCTATCTGGTTTGTGACGACGGGTGTGCTTAAAGGGCTTGTGTGGGTACTGAATCTAAAGGCGAGGGCGCTGCAGATTGCCACTATCTGGACGGCGCTGCAGACCGCGGTGATGGGTAAGCTGCGCGCTGCGATCCTAGTCTCCACCCTCGCAATGCGCGGGTTTGCGCTGTCCACGCTCTGGTCGAATACGGTTCTGCTGGCTCAGCGTGCCGGCATGGTCATTGCCACCGTGGCGATGTGGGCCTATGGCACGGCGACTGCATTTGCCGGCGTGGCCATGCAGCTCCTCATGAGTCCGGTGACGCTGGTTATCGCCGCCATTGCCCTGCTTGCAGCGGGTGTCTGGTACGCCGTAACTCACTGGGATGAGCTCAAGGCCGCCATTATGGATAGCAGCGCATTTAAGTTTATCTCGGGCGTGGTGACGGCGTTCGGCGGTCTGGTCGGCAAGGTCATCGAGGGGCTCAAAAATATGTTCACCGGTTTCTGGGCGTGGGTGAAAAACTCTGCCATCGACTCGCTCAACTGGCTTATCGGCAAGCTGAACAAAATCCCCGGGGTCGACATTGATCTGGCTGGCGGTGATGTCGCGCCTGAGGTGTCGGGGTTGCCCGCGCCTGCGGGCATGAAAGCCCCAGACATCGAGCGGGGCGGCATTGCGCGAAATATTGCCGGCAGCAGCAAGGTGGATAACAGCCGACATAACACTGAGTTTAATTTCTATCCGCCAAACGGCGCGACCTTCCAGTCTATCCTGGAAACGGCGGAGCTTGCCGCGCCATGAGTGAGCTTTATTTCGATCTGCTTATCACAGGCAAAGATTTTGCACTGGACTCTGGCGGTGAGCCTGATTTGTGCAACAACCGCGACAGCATCGCGCAGGACGTGGTGCACATGATTATTGAGTCCGCATTAACAAAAAGCCTGGTGGGGGAACGCAGCCCGGTCAGGCGTTACGACATCCTGCAGCAGCTGGAGCTGCTGGTTGAAACGGATGAGAGGATCGTGCCGGGCACGGTGAGTATTTCAGATTCGCAAACGGGCAACCACACCATCACCGCAGAAACGTGGGACTTTGGGCCAATCAGCAGGGAAACGGGTGCATGAGCAATAAACCAAATCCAGATTACGAGGGCATTCTGTCAGAACACGGGATGCCGACCACTGAGGAGCAGGCGCGCGATGAGTTCAATGAGATTGTTAAAGAGGCCGGCCTGATAACCAACACCTCGCGCATGAGCCCGTTCTGGCGACTCATCACGGCGATTGTCACCGCGCCGGTGATGTGGCTCAAGGACGCGCTGGTCAATATCGTCATGGCCAACATGTTTCTGGCCACGGCTTCTGGCATGTTCCTTGACCTGTTCGCCTGGGCGGTCAACCTCTCGCGCAAGGATGCCACGGCGGCGGCGGGTGTGATTCGCTTCACCAAATCCGATCCCGACCGTGAAATCACGGTACCGGCGGGAACGGTTATTCAGACCGAGCGCATTAACGGCAAGGTTCACCAGCTCGAGACAGGTGAGGATTTTACTATCGCTGCAGGCGCGGCCAGCGCGCTCGTACCGGTGACGGCCATTGACGAGGGCGCGGCCAGCAATCTCGCGCCGGGATATTTTCGCATTTTGCCGGTGGCCATCGACGGGATCGCAAGCGTGGTCAACGAAGAAAACTGGCTTATCACCCCGGGCGCAGATGAGGAGAGCGACGACGAGCTGCGCGACCGCACCAAAAATCAGTTTAACCTGGTGGGGCAGTACCACATTGATGCCGTTTACCGGGGGATGATTAGCGGCATTGCCGGCATCACGACTGACCGCATCTATTTTCAGCATGACGCCCCGCGCGGTCCTGGTACCGCCAACGTGTTTTTGCTGCTCGATGCCGGTGTGTCGAGCGAGCCATTCATCGAAACGGTGAATGATTACGTTATGACGCAGGGCAACCACGGCCACGGTGACGACGTTCTCGCGCTGCAGCTGCCGGAGACAATCCACAACCTGAGCGCCGTGGTTTATCTGTACAGCTCTGCGCTGCTTAAAGAAGATGAACTGGAACGGCTGCGCCTCGACATTGCCGATCTCATTCGCTGCGCGTTTCGTGAAAACAACGATTACGACGTGCAGAAGACCTGGCCTTTCTCGCGGTTCTCGATGTCGCGCCTGGGCGAAGAAATTCACCAGACCTTTAAAGATGTCGAATCGGTTGTGTTTGACGCCGGCGACATTCTCAGCGAGCTGAACGTGCCGCGCCTCGGCACTCTCGAGGTGGCGTATGGAGAATAAATTTCCTGATATCAACCTGCCGGTGTGGATGAACAAAGGCGAACCGCTTACGCTCGCGCACGCCTCAAAGACCTGGTGGGAGCGCGTGCGCGACTGGCTCATGTTTCCCCTGGCGCAGATTGATGTCGATACGTGCGACGAGCAGCTACTTGCCCTGCTGGCCTACCAGCGCGACGTTGAGCGCTTCCCCGGGGAGTCGCTCAGCCTCTTTCGCCTGCGCGTCAAATATGCGTTTGTGAATGCGCAGGATGCCGGCTGCATGGCGGGGTTTGCCCGCATTTTCGAACGCCTCGAGATTGGCAAAATTCAGCAGCTTGAGCGCCAGCTGCAGTATGAGTGGGATGTGATCCTGATCCGCATCAATGACGAGCAGCTGAGCCGCGACAATACGCTCATGATGCGCCTGGTGCGCCAGTACGGACGTACCTGCAGGCGCTATTTTTTTGACGTGGTGAATGAGAACACTGAATACATTCACCCGGGGCATTTCGACTGCGTGACCTGGTTTGATCACGATAAGCTCAGCATTCGACCGAGCGCCATCGTGCCAGAGCTGGATGAGGTTCTGCTCCTGCCCGGGGAGGAGAAAACCATCCGCGTGGCCGTGCTGCCTGATGGCGTGGAAGATGCCACATTCACCGCAGAGGTGGACGCGCCGGATTACTGCGGCGTGGACGTGGGCGATGATTTCGTGACGGTTAAGGGGCTGGATTTTGGTTCGGCATCCATCACGCTCAGGACGAATGAGGGCGGCAAAACGGCAACCATCACCGTGAGAGTGGTGGCGGGTGCGAAGGTTGATTTCATACTCAACTCGCAGACCTCCCCCGTTTTCTTTGTCGGTAGCACCACGGATTTACTGGTCGACTGGGGAGATGGTGATATCGGCCAGCACTACGTCAGCTCATCAACATCCGGTGGTTACTGCCCTGATGCCGGGCGCTTAACCGTGGGGGAGAGTTACACGCTAACGGTCTATAACAGCGAAACGGTGGCATTTGGTAAAAGCAGCCTGAGCGCCATGACGAACAAAGTCACAAAGATCCATTCTTTTGCGGGTACTCGCACGTTAGCCACATACGCGTTTTATCGCCAGACGCAGCTATCAGAGATAGCTGAGGGGGCTTTCGTTTTGCCGAACGTCACGAACATGGGCTACATCTTCTCCGAATGCTCGATTTTGCGCAGTCTGCCATCTGACTTCCTGACCGGTGAAACATCGGTAACAAATATGGAGGGGGCATTCAGGATGGCCGGGCTCAGGCAGTTGCCAGCCGGATTCCTGAGCGGTGCGAAAAGCCTCAGCATCGCCTATCGCTTGCTCGGCTACTGCCCGTTGACCACGATTGAAAAGGGGCTGTTTGGGGCGTGTGTAAACCTCACCAATGCCGCCAATGCGTTTATGAATTGCACCTCTCTCACGACGGACATTAACGACATTTTCAGTGCTGACAGCTACCCCAGGTTAACGAATGCCAGCCAGCTGTTTTATGGCGACATCAGCGTAACCGGCGAGGCGTTGAAACTCATCGAGAAAATGCCGGCGCTGACCACGCACAGCCAGATGTTTACCAGGTGTACGCAGCTGTCTGACTACAGCCAGATACCGAGCGGCTATGAGATGCCATTGACCCGCGATGAATTACCAGGAGACGAATGATGCCCAGTATCATCACTGACGCATTCCAGGAATGGAACGTAAACAAAATTCTGGCCAGTGAGCCGGCAGTGCCTGACCAGATGGTTTTTGCACTCATCCCGGGGCAGGATGCCACGGCGGAGATTGATCCAGGCGAAGGGATGCCGGATGCGGCGCAGATTGTTCACTCATCTGCCTTTACCCGTATCGGCAAGCTCAACGAAAACGCCGTGGTGTATTCCGTTGTGCTCGATACGACCATAGGCAACTGGTCATATAACTGGGTGGGCATCGTTGACAGCGCCACCGGCACGGTGCTGATGATTGTTCACTGCGATGAGCAGCAGAAAATCAAAACTGCCGGCGGCCAGCAGGGAAACAGCCTGATCCGAAATATCGTGATGGAGTTCGCCGGCGCGGCAGAGGCGACGCAAATCACCGTCACGCCGGAGACCTGGCAGATTGATTACAGCGCGCGACATGCCGGCTCTGATGAGCGCGTGCGCGTTGAAAATATCGATGTTTACGGCATCGCAGCGTTTGAGGGTGACGGCTTTCTGGTGACGGCAGCTGACGGAAAATTCCAGGTCGCGCCGGGGCTGGGCTACGTTTACGGCCTGCGCTGCCTTGCAACCTCAGCGACTTCTCCCGGCGCGCTAACCGGCTCAACAAAAGTCTGGGTTGATGCAACCTGGCAGGGAACGCCAACCGGTGCCTGGTCGGTGACGTATTCCCTGCGCGTCGCGCCTGAACTCGAAAATTACGAGAAAGACGGTTTTCAGCATTATGTGTTTGCCATCGCACAGACGGACGCCAGCGGCAATATCACCGACCTGCGGCCACCGTTCCCGATTGAGCAGATCGCACAGGATTTTGACGGGCAGTTCCTGCGTATTGAGGCAAATCTCTCGGACGTGAGCGACAAGGCAAAGGCGCGGCAGAATCTTGGCCTGAAGGGCGCAGCGGTGCTCGACGTTGGCACGACTGCCGGCACGGTCGCGGCGGGAGACGATTCGCGCATCACCGGCGCGCTGCAGAAAGAGCAAAACCTCAACGACCTGAGCGACAAGGCAAAGGCGCGCCAGAATCTTGGCCTGAAGGGCGCGGCGGTGCTCGACGTCGGCACGACAGCCGGCACGGTCGCGGCGGGTGATGATTCGCGCATTACCGGCGCGCTGCAGAAAGAGCAAAACCTCAACGACCTGAGCGACAAGGCAAAGGCGCGCCAGAATCTTGGCCTGAAGGGCGCGGCGGTGCTCGATGTCGGCACTGCAGCCGGCACGGTCGCGGCGGGTGATGATTCGCGCATTACCGGCGCGCTGCAGGGCGAGAAACTGCTGAGCGAGATTGCAGCGAAAGGCGCAGCGGCTCAGGCGACGGCGCGCACGAATCTGGGCATCAATGACGTGGGCTCAATTCCGGGCGCCGGGCAGGTTGGGTCGCATCTTTTCGCCAGGTGGCACGGTGGCGGCGCGCTCGGAAGGGCAAAACTGCGCTACGGCGACACGGTTGCCGGCTCGGTGCTGGCGTCAACGGGTCTGGTTGACTCATCGACATCGGAAACCACTTTAAGGCTGTCGTTTTATTCTAACAACACGTTTGCCAATGATGTGAGCGGGACATGGCGCTGCCTCGGTCAGATGGCCAGCGACACCGTTACCGGCACGTTGTTCGTGCGTATTGCATAGGGGGAAGCATGGAATTTATCAGAGTGCTGGATGCAGTCTATGCGTCGCAGGCGGGTGACGTGATTGATTGTCAGGTTGAAATTGAAGGTCTTGGCCTCCTGCCGTTCTCGGCCAGCAAAAACGACCCTGAGCTGCATGGCCAGCAGCTCTATGAGGCGCTGATTTCAGGTAAATGGGGAGATATCGCCGCCTATACCCCGCCGAACGAGGAGGAGGTTGCCGGGCAAATAGCGGCAGCGGCGCAGGCACTAAAAACCGAGCGTTTTGCCGAGGCGACGGCCATGATTGATTCCCTGCAGTTTGCCGTCGATGCCGGCGAGGCGACCGGTGACGAGGTTGAACTGCTTGCCAGGTGGCAACAGTACCGTCTCGCCGTAATGCGGGCAAAACCAACAGCCGAAGGCCTGGTGTTACCGGAGAAACCTGACGATGTGGAGCAGTAAGAAACTGACGTTAAGCCCCGATGCGGCCGGGGTGGTCTGCAGCGTGCTGGCCGTTAATCCGTGGACGCCAGGCGCGGGGAAACAGGAAAGCTCTGGCGTATACCTGAGCCCGGAGAACGCCATCGAATGGGCAGCAAAAAAGCTGGCCGGCGCGCCATCAAATCTGGATGTGACCGCGATTTTATTCACTGCGCCGACACTTTCGGCGTTTATTACCAGGCTTGATGCTGCAGCTGCCGCATTTCCCTTGTCAGCCATCACCCAGGTTCAGCGCAGGGCGCGCTCAGCGCTTTCGCTCATGGAAAGCCGGATGCAGTTGCCGGTTGCCGCAAATGGATTGCCAGCGGCTGGGCCGCTTTCTGTTTCATCACTGCGAAAAGCGGCAAGCGCGGCGGCGATGGTGGAAAGTGCTGGCGGGGTGGGGAGTGACATTTCCGGGGCGCTGCAGGCGTTTAAGGCGGCGCGTGCGTCAGCGCTAAAGGATGCCCGGGAGGTGCTGGAGATAATCGCCGGGGCAAGTCTGCAGGTGAGCGCGGTGTCGTCACAGAAGAACACGGCGGGGGCCGTGAAGGATATGCGGGAAGGAATACCCAACCCGGATCATGTTTTTTCCCTTTGCGTGGTCTTCGCCGGCGCTGATTTGGGGGCGTTAAGGGGGATGCTTAAAGATGTCGACTGAATATGTCACTTTTGCCCTCAGCGGCCAGGTGCTGGGCATCAAAAATCTGGATGTGTCTGTGTCGATGAAAATTCAGGATAAAGACCAGAGCGGGCAGGCATCGAGTGCCGCTAAATCCGAGCAGGGGATCAAGGCCAAGGAGCTAAAAGTGACCGGCACGATCCCCTATGACGATGAGCGGCAGCTGCAGCTGCTTTATTCGCTTGCGGAGGCGACTGATGCCAGCGGCAGCGCGAAGCGATACAGGGTGAATCACGATCTGGCCAGAACCATAAAATTCAGGGAGGCAACATTCTCAGGGAATGTGGATGCGTCAAAAGAGGACGGCCTGAGCGCCTGGCGGGTTAACTTCACATTGAAAGAGTATTTCAGCGTGGCAGAGAAAAAGGCACAGGCGCAGGCAGCGAACGGCAGCGGGGCGCAGGTGCAGACCTCGCAGGGCACGACGTCTGCGACGGAAACCCCGGAGCAGCTGAACGGGTTCGAAAAATTCCTGAAAAAAGTCAACGACACTATCGGGCCTGCGCTCGGGTCGGGCGGTGAGTCATGAAAACAACCACAGCGTTATACATTGGCCGCGAACTTGCTGCGGTCGCTGATTACAACCTTGTTCTGGAGCTAAGCGGGTGTGGGCGGGGGTTTATTACCGCTGAGAGTGTGACGGACTGCACCGGCCAGCTGGTGCGACTCGACCTGGGCATGGGTGATACTACCTATCGCTGGTTTACGGGGTTTGTTGAGCGGTGCGGCCCGGCTGAAAACGGGTATAAGCGGCTGTTTGTACGTGAGCTGGTTGGCGCGCTGCAGATGAAATGCGCGCTTTCGCTTCAGCATCCAACGTTGCGCGAGGTTTGCGATGCGCTTGGACAAATCACCGGTCTTACCATCACTACGCCTGAACGCGATTATGCCGCTGCCAGAATCCCGCATTTCAAGAGCGCCGGCACGGGGTATCTGGCGGTCGAGGGGCTGGGCGCTGCTTTTTCTGTTCCTGATTTCTGCTGGTACCAGCTGCCTGACGGCTCTGTGTTTGTAGGCAGCTATGCCGATTCACGCTTCGCCGGTATGCCGGTGAGTCTGCCGGAGGAGTACGCCAGCAGTGGTGCGGCGGGCAATTCCATTCAGATGGGGCTGGTTCCTGCCATCAGGCCGGGCGTAGTGGTTAACGGTCAGCGCATCACGAAAGTGGAGGCAACAAACAGCGAGATGCGGCTCAGCTGGGTGCCGCTAAACGCGAGTGGCCAGCCAGCATACGATCCGCCTGAAAAGCGACAAATTGACAAACACTACCCGGAGCTTGCGGCAGGCCTGCACGTTCCGCGCCTGGCTCGCGTGACGGGCTCACCTGACATTGCGACGCTGGGTGATGTTTCTGACCCGTACCGCCCACGCTACGCCGTCAACCTGCAGCTGCTCGATGAGAACGGGAATGATGCTGATTCCCCGGAGATGGTATCCGTACCGCTCCCTGTTCCCATGGCGGGAGGCGAGGGCGGGATGTTTAACTTCCCGGATGAGGGTGTGATCGTTGAGGTGGGGTTTGTGGATGGCAGGCCCGATAAGCCGGTGGTCAGACAAACCCTGCACGATGGCCAGAGTCTGCCGGCGATAAGCCCCGGCGAACAGCTGCAGCAGCAGCGGGCCGGAGTAAGCCAGCGCGTGACGCGCGACGGCAGCTGGCTGCGTGAAACTGACCAGACTATCGAAGAAACCAGCGCCGAACGGGTGATTGTCTCTGACGCTGAAACGCGGGAGACAACCCGGCGCACCACCACCATCAAATCGAACGATACGACTACGGTTATCGGCAAGGCGACACTAATGGCCGGTGAGGTTCTTGCGCTGGCTGATGGTGATTATTGTGTTGGCGCGACGGGGCGGTTTGAGCTTAACGCCAGAGAGCTGCAGCAGGTTATTGCCGCCGGCATTGATATCACCGCCGGTGGTGAGCTGGTTGAGAAGATAACCGGCATTCGCAGGAGCGTGGCGGCGGCTCAGGTGATTAACGGCAGCACGGTGAATATTGGTGATGGTGATATCAATATCCTCAGCTGTCTGACAGACACGCTCGACGTCCTGCAGGAGCTGGCAGAGCTGACCGCTCAGCACACTCACAGCAACACAGGCACGCCAACCAATTCCGGCGCAATAAGCGCGAACGCCCAGCGACCCGGGAAGCTTACTGCGAAGTACAGCAGGATAATTGGATAGGATTATACCTGCGTTATAACTGACATTAGGTAATACTATTTCCCCCGCTTAAAACGCTCTCTGCGCCGTTCTAAACGGCGCAGCCTACAGGGCGAATTGTCACAGCAAAATCCCACATAAACTTCACACAGGCGCAGCGGCTAATCCTGCTGGCGTAATTTGCTCACGTAAAATCCCGGCGACGTAAAAAGCACACGCCCACCACGCCCGCACAAAAAACCTCTGGACTTTTTTGCACATCCCGGGCGCTGCAAAGCATATCGCCAGAGCCCGCCAGCTGCGGGGCTTGCAT